TAATGCTAGGAAATGTAGCTACGCTAGCTACACTAATGGACGTAGCACTATTGGTTATCCCGCCGCTTAGTGTTGAAAAAGCATTGTTTGAATATTTAACTGCCACGAGTATTCTCCTAAGAAATAGTTACTGCCCAACTAATTGTCATCGTATCAAGTGAACCTTTATTAACTACACCAAATACAGTTCGAGCTAACATAGTTCCTCCTGAAGCGGCATTAAGAACTCCTGCTTCTGTTATCGCTCCTGTACCTGTACCAGCTGCGTATGAAGTTGCAAAGGTAATAACTGCGCCTGCTACTGTACCGCCAGAAGTACTTAAAGCTTGTCTAGCTACTTCAGTTCCTAATGTCGTATTAGCAATTGCTGCTGCAGTATTGCCAGTGCCAATAGCCATATGAGTCATCACAGTTGATGTATTTTTCATTCTAGCAGTTACCCATTCTTTGCCAGCAGTAACAACAAGGTTTGTAGTTTCTCGTACAACATCTCCATTAAGAGAAATTGTTAATTTGCCTGTAAGGGCAAGTGTGTCATTTGTGTTCATAATAAACTCCGGATTCTATGTTAGTTACGTAATAGTAACGTCATCAACAAGTATTTCTGTACTCCCCGCCGATATTAAACGCGTATTAAACATGTTTGTATTCAACATACCGTCCTGATATGTTGCTAATAAATCAGAAACAGTTACATTCTCTGTTGGGTTAACATGGTATATCTGCCCAATAGCCGGAGTATCCCCAGTGTTAATAGCGTCTGTAAGATTTTGAACGGTAGTCCATGCAAATGTATCACTGCTACTTATTGATTCTGTAAATGCTAAATTATATTGTGTTGAGATTAAAATCTCTTCTGCAAGAGTTACTGAATCAGTATAAGTTCTGTTAAACACCATGGTTGATGTAAAAACTTCATTAACTGTAATAGTCTCAGCAGGTTCTTTATTTTTACTATCGTATTCTAAAGTAACATCAGCGTGTGCCTTCTGGTAAGTTACTTCTGCAGCAATTTTAGCGCTCATTAAAAGTCAGCCCTTACTTTAAACTTAAGTCTATCAAAAAGAGTCATAATAGCGCCGCTTGTATAATTTAATTCGATTTCACCTTCGTAAGTACCGGCAGCAACAGCTAAAGTGGTAGCTCCCCATGGCATATAACATGCTCCATTTACAAATGGCGCAACTTTAACGCAAGTCATCGTGTCTAAGACAGTTGCACTTCCTAAAGCACGGAATTTTACTTTAATTGTAGGATCGGAAATATCGATTACAGCCCATGTAGCTGAATCATCAGGGTCTAGAGTAAGACCACTTACTGCAGTGTTAGAATCTTTTAATTTCAAGTTAATCTCTGGCTTTGTATCATTGGCCACGAGATTAATAGTTTCATAGTACGCCATTGTTAACTCCTAAGGAGGTTGTTCTCAGCATTGGCATTGTTTGCCGATACAGAATAGGGAATACACTATCGAAAGTCAACTAGTAATTATACGAATCCGTTATCAGTTAATTTGGTATTGACTCCAATCTCGTTATTGCCCCACATTCCGGAGTTAATAAGTTGCTTACAACTAGATTCATAGCGGAGATAATATGTATTATTCTCGTCCTTCATATCTCCACTAATGGCACCATGGGCTTTGTATGCTGCGTAATTAAGTAGTGCTTCTGTATATACTTCATTAATCTTTAAATCTGCATATGTAGTTTTAGCTTTTTTAGGAGCTGATGCGTATTGTAAAATAATTTGAATACGTTTAGGCGTTTCAACATCTGTACCCTTAATACTTGCTTTAAAAGGCTCATTAATTAAAATAGAAACCGCAGTATCAATTTTATTAACCAATTTTACAGAATCATCTTTAATAGCTACAGGCTCAAAATCAAGTGCGTAGTACGCATGAATAGGAGCTAAAAAATCAGTAGGCAGATCAAACTCTTCACCGTCTAGTGGGTTATCTAATTCAAAATTCTTTTTTCTTAAATTGAATCTTTTATGTAGCGCTAGATTAGCTAAAGTAATATAATTAATAAACTTCTTTTGATTTGCTACTTGAACAGTGCTCGGTGCTGGGCTGGGGTTTGCGGAGGTATCACCTACGTTAGCTATTGCTAGCTTGCTACATTCACCGGTAACTAAGTAATCTATATATTCTGAAACTTTCATAGTATCCTCTATCTAGACAAAATAAGAACTGTCACCTACTTTTTTAATAGTATCATCACCCCACATACGAGAATTTTGTAAGGGATCTTCTTGTTCGTCTTCTTGTGGGCCTACCTCACTTGGTTTCCAAGCATTTAGTTCAGCCAGCATAGTAATCGTATCTATCTGATCATCATGCTTACTTTTAAACCCCTTAAGAGTAGCTAAAGATAGCTCAAAAAGCAACTCTACAAGTTCATCACTATCTTTTAATTCTTCTGGTAACCAGATTTTTTTAGATTTAAATAGTGGAATAGCATTCTGCTGAAACCTACTCATCTTATCTTTAGTAGGCCTAATACCAATCGTATTACTGTTTTTGCCTTTAGACAATGTAAAGTAGTTATTACGCTGTCCCATCTCATTTTGAATCCAACTAATAAATCCACCTTGTTGCCCAGTAGTCTCAATGCCTACTTCCTGGGGCCTGTACTCCTGAACTAAACGAAACAACTGGTCAATAGTGTCATTCATGAGGGCCCGCTTACAAACTCCATCAACCCACAGCCAATCCCCATTGTTATTGTATGCCCATACGTTAATTACACTAAAATCTGCGTGTTCTTTATCAGATGTAGCAAAGTCAGTTGTAATATAGAAGTTATACGCTCCCTTATTCTTAAGGACGTTACTACGCTTATACCAAATTATATCAGAATCAGTAACTAAACGCTCTTCAGGAGACGTAATACGAAGCATAAGCTCTTGATTAAATGAGTCTAATTTACCAGCCCCTTTTGATTTAAAATACTGGTTGCTAATGTACTCATAATTAAACCGATCTTCCCAGGCACCTTTAAAATCCTCCTCCTTACATGGGAAGGATTCACATACAGGGTAGACGTTTACGTGCCAAACACCCGATTCAATAGCTTTGTATAGAGGGTCTTTAGAGTTAAACGGAGTCCCAGACCAAATGACTTTCCTTTTATTAGGATGTAACGCGTAATCAATTGCCGAGTAGACCGTGTTTTCAACATTCTCAATGATTGTAGCGGACCTAGCATCTTCATCTCCCAGTAAATCATCAAGTACAGCGAGTTGTGGTCTCGTATTCAATTCAACTGTACCACGAACACCTGTTTTAGCACCATGCCCAGTGACAACAAACTCTTTACCTGCTGCATTCTTAAAGTACCATCTAATGTCAGTAAATCTAAACTTAGAAATGTACTTCTTTAGAAAGGCACTATTCTCACATCTACGTTCCATACGAAGCCGCATCTTCTTAACACCATTCTCAATGCTGTCAGACACATATAAGGCGTAGTCTACTGAACCAAATCCTGGAATAGATCCATACACAGCTATATACAGAAACAAGTATTCCGCAAATATAGTCGTTTTAGCTAATCCACGAGCACACATATTAGCTGTATTCTGGGTCTTCCCAGCTATTTTATCCATCATCTTATAGTGAATAACCGGGGTCTTGTTCTCTTCTCCCTTCTCACCATTAACTAACTTAATAAACGATACAAACTCTAGTGCAAATTCACTGGGCACATAAGTAGGATCATCCGTATAATCAATATCATTGAGCCATTGATCCACTGTTTTCTTAATTAGGGCCATCTCTCACCTCGCGCTCTCTAGTTCCACAAATACATACCTGCTTACCACAACATGTATATGCATCTGGGTGTATAGTTTTAAGACAATCGCCTCTATCATGCATTGTTCCTGACTGAGATTCCCATCCACAAATTATACAAGCCTCATCACTCATTGTCTTCTCCCGTTGGAATGATTAGATACCTATCTAAGAATTGGCTACAATCTTCATATCGTCCGATTACTAATGGTATATCACTCATACTATCCATACATTCTCCTTGCATACCTGTATTATCACCCTTCCACCATATACAATTTTCACAGACCTCACTCGAGGACTTCATAAGTAGTCTCAATAGGCGGTGGAGCAGCCTTCTTAGCTAATATCTCACTATGTGCTATTTCTTTAGCACTTGCTTGGCCATTCATAATCATACGCAACTGCTGTTGTGCAAGTGCTTTAGTAGTAGCACGTAGATCTTCCACCACATCGTTATTGTAATTAATCTCCAGCTCTACTTTAGCTAACGCAGGAGCTGCTAAATTAGTTATCAGGCTCTCAGCTGCCTTCTGTCTAACCATTTCAGACTTAGCTGTGTGCATGAGCTCGGCCTGCACATTGATAGCTTCCTGATACACACCCGCATTCAGAATGTGTGTAGGAACCATGGTCTGTTCCATGATCTTAGTAATCAGCCCTGTCTTACTATAATTATCAGCAAAACTAGCTATATAGGAAGGGGACGCGCTCTTGTCGATCAAGTTCTGATATCGATCAGGAAACACCTTACTATAAGCAGTAGAAGCCTTATCTCCCATCAGTTTCAAAGAGACAAACTTCACCGCATTAACATAAGCCGCTAAAGAGTATTTACCCGCACCCAGCACAGATGCATAACTCAACACATTATCCCTGAATACCCGCCTTAACTCCGAATTAGGCTCTGAATTAACCACATCAATAACTTCGTCAGTCAGGTACTTCCTAAACCTCTTATCAGGCAGAGCTCCATTCAACTGCTCTTTAGTCAGATGATCTGTTGTTTCTATATCAGTCTCGGCATCCTGTAGATTACTTAATTGCATCACAAACCTCGTTCCATTTACGAATTAAACTGCTATGTGATATATCCTCCGTATAGCACTCATGCGGAGATACCATCCAGTTCTTACTATCTAAACGAACTAAAATACCACTACTAACTAATTCATCCCAATACTTGTCCCAAGTTCGGTAGTCGCTTATCCAGTTGATACTCTTAATAAACTCTTTCTTGTCTATTTCATTATCACTATTAGACAATAACGTTAATGGCAAGAGCAATGCGCATGCTGTACTAGACAAAGATAAGGTACCTGCCGTCTCTGTATTTATATACTTACTCATAACTCCGTTTAATTCTCTTTTTAGGGGCTAACTTCGGCCACCTGGTTGTTATTTCATACACATACTGTCTGGATAGCCCATAAGCCCTGGCTACCTTCGACTGAGAATGCCCGTCCCGCAAAGCTTCTAATATATGTTGGTCTCTATTACTAGGCTCCTTGAACCTTTTCCTCCCAGCAGTCACTGTCTAAATCCCCTTGTAGTCTGGGTTTCCCACATGTTTTTAACTATAAAGTATTGCCTATCATTGCCATTGAACATGATATCTGGATTGAGCATATACTCTTTCTTAGTGTATTTCCTAATGAAATCAGTCTGCTTCAAAGACCTAATCCCCACATGAAAGTCCCCTAAAGTAATCCCAGCTATCTTAGCAATCTCTTCAGGAGTACCTTCTACTATATTAATCCTATTGATGTGGTACATAAGCTTCAACAGAACCAAAGCCCCAGCCTTATTCAATTTTGTCTTAGACAGAATAGCAGCAGGCCTAGTGCCCAACTGTAACTTATTAAACATCCTTATTAACCTCTCCTAAATGAGCAGTAGCACGTACCCAATATTACCCAAATATCTACATAATGCAACATTAAACGTAACTTCAATCACGTATACACGATTAAACTACCCTCTTTAATAGTGTATACACGATTAAACTATTTGTAACTAACTATAAACAAAAGAGTTATAGACCCTTAAGAAGAAAGAACAGTCCTCCGGACTTCTCGCCCCTGCGGGGCTTCAGTCCGTCGTCCTTCAGCTGCCGCTATTTCCCCTATATATACATATAATATTATTTTTTTAGAAACCCATATGAGATTTTTATTTCTAGGTATGGATGCAGTACTAACTTGCAAAGTCAAGTAGCGGGGAAACTACCCCCCGCCCTTAAAAACAAAACGATCTTTTACACATAAGAACCATGCTTCGCTCATCCGGTACCATAACTCACTTTAATTAAAGGAGCTCCAACATGTCTAATGCATCTACCAACCTCACCGATCTAACCTTGCTCGAAACCGCAGGCGTCTCTGCAAATACCACTCTCCGCGTTGCCATCTCCTTAGGCAACATCACTCTCAATACTGCAGCTCAAATTGAGGATGAATCACTCACCTTCCGCTTCAAAGGCGCACTTAAAAACCGCTCTACTGTCGCATCAATCATCTCTGCGGACGATGACCCTATCGCTGCCCAAGCCCTCTACGATCAAATCAACGCTTCTAACCGTCGCTAACCTCCAGCTCTACCCTTCGGGGTAGAGCTATTCTTTTTTAACTAAAACCAAGCATATTTAAACTAAAAGACTACACAAATCTAAACCAATCTAAACCAACCAAGCACACAAGATAAGATAGTACCTAGAAAGATAGAGATAGTACTCCAACTATTAATCATCACTAACACCTCAACCTTGCTTCGCTTACTGGGTACTGAATCTTACTTAATACTATAACTATAGGGGACTACTATGTTTATTGAGCTTATGCAAATTTGGCGGGATGGTTGGAACGAGATTAAAGCCATTTGGGTATACGAATGGCATAAGGCAAAACTAAAATCTTTAAACAAAGAAGCTAAGCAAGCAATTGCGGAGCTAAAACGTAACCCTTACTTTAAATAGGAGATACATTATGTCCGTTCAAACAGTTCCTTACCAATCTCGAAACTACACCGTTGGTCTTGATAGTAATCAGAGCTGGGCTAAGGCCCTTAGTTCTATAGCTATTAAGAACAGCAAGAAACAGTTTGTTTATCGCAAGCATACTGACGGGAATCGAGTAGCCATACTCGTTAACATGCTTCACCAGCAAGGTCTTACCAAATACGTAGAGCACAATGGTACTTGGTATATCTACATTCCAAGTATGGATGTGCTGGTATCTAGAGCTACTAAGAAGATAGCTTGGGAAGACAAAGCTAATCCTCAGCGTATTAAGATCATCGCTGATTGTGCATACGACTCACATGCAGGAGCTAATCATCCAGCTCATGCTAAACAATAGTCTAATGGCTCTCCCTAATTAAGGGGAGAGCTTCACTTATACTTAGGAGATAGAGTATGTATAAAACTTAGATTAAAGCCAGCCAAATTTACACCTCTGCATTCTATAGTCCTTCTAAGGCGATTATAGATATGGCTTAGCAGTGATCTTAGATGCAAGCAACCTAGAACCCGATAGGTTGCCCAAGAATAAAGAGGCTAAGCACTGGTTCTTAGTGTGCTCTAAGCTAGCGGTGCAACCCGTGAAACTACAATGCCGGTAGGCTCTTTAGCCTTTCCTTAAGATAATAAGAACACCTTGCTTCGCTTAATCGGATCTATAACTTTACTCAAGGAGACACGTAATGCCTAACAATATCGTTGGAACCAACCAACCGGCTACAGTAAGAGTTCCGAATATTACAATTGGTGCAGTAAGTGTAGAAGACTATCCTATCCTAGAAGATTTAGATCGTCTAGATCATAGGATTAAGCAGGATAATAACTGCAATAAGAACTTCTACAATCACTGCGCTACTTGGTACGGTGATGTAGATTACGCTTACAGTGGCGTTAGACACCAAGCTCAGCCACTACATCCTGAATTTCAAGCAATAGCTCGAGATCTAGAAAAAGATCTAGGGTTTGAAAACGGCTACTTCAATAGTCTTCTAGTTAACTCCTACATTAATAAAGGGCTAGGAGCTCACTCGGACGATGAAGAAATCTTTCGAAAGAAAGACCGCACAATAGGTGCAGTAGCTACTATTAGTTTAGGAGGATCTGCAGATATTACTATTTCCCGCAATTACAGCTCCGAATCATACAAGTTTACTACAGATCACGGAGATCTATACGTAATGCCTGACGGGAATTTCCAGCTTGGGTGGAAACACGCAGTTAGTAAGTGCACTGAACCAAGAATCAGTTTAACTTTCAGGCACATACCTTCCTTAAAGTAGTACTAACACCTTTACACCAAAACCATGCTTCGCTTATTTGGTGCCCTTAAAGCACCTTTGCCCATATCGGGCTACAGACTGCTATCAGTAGTCTTTGTATCTTGTAACCTTAGGAGATTTACCATGGATAAAACGAATAATAGTAATGGTCAAATGAGTGCAGGAGTAAAAGAAGAAGACGTACTATTCAACTTTGGTGAGAACTCAGGTTTGTACTTCAAGCCTAAGAACCCAAGTTTTGGTCGTCTACTGAATGCAGATAAAGTGCGATCTGCATTTATTAACGATAATACTAAGCTTAAGGACAATCCTTATACCTTAGAGTTTTCATTGCCGGGGGCACATACAAAAGGCCGGGGTCTTATTGTACATAAGAACTACGGTGTTGGAGTACCTAGGCAATACGGAATCCTCAACCACTGGGACAAGGGGATTAAATTAGCTGTCGATCAGGTCGAAAGAATTAAAGAACTGGCTAAGCAGGGTGTTACTCAAGCAATGAGTGATGCCGATCTTGCCAATGATCGATAGTTAAATCATATTTGGA